CCGGCAACTTTGCTTACTATTTGGGCACAGAAGGTTACAGCGGAGATCTTCGCGATTTTCGTGGTAACATTGCCGCAGTTGCCTTATACAATAGACAATTAACCGCCGCAGAACAATTAAACAACTACAATTATTTTGCCACTAGATACGGCCTACCAACCAACGGTCTATAACGATAAATACTAAACTATGGCAAAACTACAGTCCGGCACACAAGTATTTGGTAATCTAATAGTCAACTCCAATGTGACTCTTGGCGGCGGTATTTACACTACCACAGGACTATTTTGGGCAGGCAACGGCTATGTTATCAGCACAGGCGGTGGCGGTGGAAGTGCATCGGGTGTAACAACTCAAATTCAGTATAACAGTAGTGGAACATTTGCTGCCGCTAACTTGTTGTACTATAGTGCCAATAACACAGTAGTAGCAAACAGTGGCATTAGTTCAACCTCAACAACTTCGGGTACATTCCAAGTCTTGGGCGGAGTTGGAATCACAGGCAACTTAAACGCAGGTACTACCAGCAGTACAATTCAACATCAGATACTAAGTGGATCACAGTTTGCCCCAACAGCGGGGTCAATACTGGTTGGTGCTCACACAGTTTTAAGCGGATCTGGATCCAACTACTTAACATTAGGCCAATATCCGGGTAATGGTGCTGCTAATCAATACGGACAATGGATACAAAGTGGATATTCAGGAAATGCAACATACTATCCAATTATTCTTAATCCTCTAGGCGGCAACGTAGTTGTTGGTGCAACTACTACATCAACATCATCTACTACTGGTGCATTAGTGGTACAAGGTGGTACTGGCATAGGTGGTAATTTATATGTTAGTAGTGGTATTTCGGCTAGTACTGTATCAGCAACTACATTGAGTGGCACACTAAGTACAGCTTCACAACCTAATATCACAAGTTTGGGAACATTAACTAGTTTATCAACAGGAAACGTTGGTATAGGAACGTCTCCAATTTATGGTCTTGGCGTAACAAACTACATTGGCGGTTATCCGACTACCACTGGTGTATTTGCTGGGACAAACAGCAACTATGCACAAATTAGACTTACTGCAACACCATCAACCGGCGGTATTGTGGATTTTGGTTTACCAAATGCTGATTACCGCGGTCGTATTTTATATGCAGTAACAGGCGATCAAATGCAGTTTTCTGCAGGTGGTACACAAGTCATGACATTGGCTAATACTGCTAACGGCGGAGCAACAATATCCACTACACTAACCGGTCAAAATATTATACCGTCAGCTAACGTTACTTATAATTTGGGATCAACTACTGCTTGGTGGTCAACAGTATACGGCACAGCTATTCACGCACAGTACGCTGACTTAGCAGAAAATTACACCGCAGATGCGGAATACTCACCAGGTACTGTAGTAGTATTTGGTGGAGAACAAGAAATTACAGTAACTACACAAAGCCATGATCCACGAGTTGCTGGTGTTATATCCACTAATCCTGCTTATCTAATGAACGGATCAACCCCGGGTTTACCAGTAGCAATGACAGGACGTGTTCCGTGCCAAGTACAGGGCCCAGTTACAAAGGGCCAAGTTTTAGTTACTAGTACAACTGTTGGAGTAGCTCAAGCTATCAGCAACGATCAATTTATACCTGGTTGTGTGGTGGGTAAAGCACTAGAATCGATAAATACTAATACTATAAAGACCATAGAAGTGGTCGTGGGAAGATTTTAAATGGCACAGCAAAAACTAAAGCAGATTTACCGATCAAACTACGCTGGTGAAAACATTGTTACTCAGCTTACACTAGCTGACGGCGAATGGAATCCTGAAACAGAATTTGTACCAAACTCTGTTATCAACACTCACACCACTAACCAAGCAGTTGCAATTGGCAACGGGACAAGCCGCTTAGGGTTTGATCTAGGTCATATTGCTCGCCATCGTGGCGGAGTACTTGGTGCCGACAAATTGCAAAGTTATGGTTGTAATGCACTCTATAGAGACTTTACTCCAGACTTCTTAGTTGCCACCGGTGATGCTATCACACAGGAAATTGCTAATTCTGGTTATGCAGATGCTAATATTGTTTATACCACTGCTGATCAAATGTTAAAATATCCTGGAAAGTTTTATCTGGTACCACAAAATATTCAATTTGATGCCGGCGCACTAGCAGCATACCTAGCTTGTTTTGACGGACATAAAAAAGTATTCTTGCTAGGTTACGACCATTACCAAGATGTTGAACCTGTAAATAACGTCTACTCAGACACAAATGGCTACCCTGCAAGCACTGACACTGACAACGGTGTAGCTTTTATATTATCATTGTCTGATGTGGTTACGACTTATAGTAACGTTGAGTTTGTTCGAGTAATGCCAGACTCAACACATTGGATACACGATCAATTAACACCATTAATTAACTTTAGACAAATTACATATCGTGATTTTGTCCTTGAAGCAGATATAGGATAATATAATGTCAGCTACACTAGCAGTAAAATTTCAAGCAGATGCATCATACGGTCCAGGAACTCCAGTAATATTTGGCGGTAACAATGAAGTGACCACAGCATCTGGTCAAGCACAGACTACAGCTATCGCTGGAGTAGTAACAGACACAGCAGAACAGGTACTAAACGCTGATCTAACAGGCTCAAATGTTGTATTAGTGGCTGTTGCTGGTCGCATTCAAATTGAAGTGGATGTGCCAGTTGCGCAGGGTGATTTAATTATGATCGGGGCATCTGGTAGAGGAGTAAGTGCTACTAATCTAGCTAACAATATTCCAGGTTGGTCTATGTCAACAGGATCAATTATTGGACGTGCAATTGAAAGTTCTACAGTAGACTCTGGTAGTCAACTAATTGAAATACTATTGGCCAGCAGTTAATTTAGAATAGATTCTAAAGTCTTAATTTTCTTTTTAATAATATCAAAGTTAAAACTACGCCACAGTCCTGGATGCAAGGGCTTTGGATGGTCTTTCATCTCTACCCAACAATAACCACGGTGTTCGTCGTTTAGTGTAGGAACAAACTCGTGATCCACTGTAACTAAAAATGTATAGTAAACAAATTTTTCGTTATCTGCTGTAAATGTTTCTAAAGGGATAAACTTTTTCTTGGAGTAGTCGACCCCAATTTCTTCTTGTATTTCTCTAACCAGTCCTTGTATTACAGTTTCACCCGCTTCAAGTTTGCCCCCAGGTATACCCCAGAAACCCTGCTGACGATGTTTATTTCTTAACAAGAAAAGATAACGGTTAGTGTGTTTGGCGTAGACTAGTGCGCCAACCCCTTCGGTATTAGTTGCTAACATTAGAGTACTAAACTCCATTGGCCGGGTTTATACAAGCCTTCAACACTCTTGTTCCAAACTGAACCATCCCAATAATATTGTACTGTGGTATTTAGATTTGTTACATATTGTACAGTAGAATTGGTGCTGTCAAAAGACACAGTCCAATAACTACCGTTCCATTGAATAATATCGTTTGCACGAGCAATTAAATTGGTACCTGGTGGACCAGCCCATGCTACAGCAGATTCAGAATCTACACCGCCAATTGGATTTAAGATCAAATATCTTGTTCCTGTTGCAGGGGTTAAAATGTTGCTATTAACTGTAACATTACGGGGATCGATAATAGCTGTAACTGGCGCTAATGTATTTGTGGGTAACGTTGCGGCAATGGGAGTAAACAATAAACTAGAACTATCAGTTGGATCGTAAGCTACAGTACCCACTACTTCATGCGGACCATCGATGTGGTCAAACTGTAAGCGTACTTGACTGATACCGTTGGTCAATTGACCATAAATGTTAACTAAACCATCCCATTTAGCTGGAGCACCATTTACCACTCCGTCGGTATCGTTAGCGGCTGTGTAAAGTGTTAAGGTATTTCCCATGTAGACTACATCGTAATTCATAGGGCTGAATTTTTGTTGGCTTACCAATCCATCTAAGGTTTCTATTACATCTGGACTTAGTCCGCCTTCTGGACTATATAAGCTAGCAATAATTTGCGCCACAACACCCATCTTCTTAACTTTACTTGGCAAGCTAATCCAAATAGGCATTTCAAATGTCATGGTCATAATATCAATGGTAGTGTCATCACCGCCCATTGGTACACTACGATTTGTATATGAAACATCAGTCAAGAACACAGCACTTAAACTTCCCCAATCAACATAGTTGTCTGAGTTTTGAATTTCAAGTGCAGGATTAAACAAGGGAGCAATTTGTTCAAACAGTTGATGTTTTTGATCTGTATTGCTAGTCCAAATATCAACCTTCATGGTCAATTTGTATGGAGCAGGCATTAAGCGTTCTACGGTGTATAGGCCATCCTGTGTGCCCGTATAGGCCTGCGAGGACTGATCATAAATTTGTTCCCTAACACGAATACTGCCTTCAAAGCTGGGATTCAATACACGATCACGATCATATGTTAATCCACTGATATATGTGGCCATGGCAGGCACCGCATTGAGTGTGTTTTCACTGTTACCACGTAGAATCATTGATGCTTGTCGACTTTGATCGCCGTAGTAGATAGGAACAGTTTGTAGTGTTTTGTTGCCGCTAGAATCTTGTCCAAATTCTACTTGGAAATTTGAAAGCATACGTATAAATTGTACTATAAATCTACGTACTTGTGCATCATAAGCAAATTGGACTGCCATATTATTCTCTATTCGTTATCTGAATTGTCTGCACGTGGTGTTAGTGCTAGACTTAAATTTTGACGTTCGTTATGTACCTGACCTGCGGCATCAGTGTAGGTGTTTGTGTTATTTACATAACTAGCACGGTTGGTTAAGTTATTTGCAGCACCTGGTGTTAGGCCAGTACGTACAGCATCTTCAATCTTACGCCAGAATGAGCCGTCAAATCTAAACAAGCGATTTGGTAAGTAGTCTAATCTCAGGAAGTAATCTCCAGTGGCTGGATTGGTTGGGAAAGCAATACCAGCACCAGTAACCAATCCGTTCGGTGCTCGGCCATCCCCGGTTAAGTAACCTTGAATTTTGCTTGTAGGACTCATTACACCAGCATCGGCAGTTGGGTCAAGTTGGTCGGCTGTGATACTAGTGTTATCACCAGTTATAGGGTTAGCCTGCGGGCTACCATCTTCGTTTACACCTAAGGTATAGAATGAACTAGTGTCGTACCCACTGAGCGGAATATCAAATTCTGCTTGTGTTACAATAGATTCGTTTAGATTAGTATATTGTTGATAGGTACTCAGGACCTGACCCACTGGGGTATTGGTAACATTTGGATCACCGGCTTTGATATTGTTAAGAATATCTTTATACTCTTGACTATCAACAAGCGGATTAAGTTTGACACGCCATAAGTGTGGCCACCAAGTTGGTGAAAAGCCTTCTGCGGCAAAACTAGCATCACCAACTACATAGTATCTCTTTAATGCAGCCGGTAAGTCAGTATTAAGAGCATCATAGTCTTTTAGATGCTCTAATTCTAATACGTCACCAGCAATTAACTTACGACCAATC